TCGCGTATTGAGAAATGGAGGACTATGCTTTGCATCACAAGGCGAAGGGGAGAAACAATTATTATCATACATGGAGAGGATAGAATTGTGATAACCGTAGTCAATGGCCAGAATGTCAAACTCGGGATCGATGCTCCATTAACCTATCATATCCACAGGGACGAGAGCTATGTAGGACATGTGCATCTGAAAGGCACCGATGCTCAACTCCGGGATGAAGGATTGTCAAAGGATAAACCAGCCACGTAGAAATTGTGGTTGCGAAAGATGTATTTATCGGAGACAATATCAGAAGAGATGGCAACATCAGAGATTCAGGAACGACAGGATGTTCCGTATGAGAGAGAACAAAAGAAGGAAGAACTTCTATGACAAATACGAAAGGAGATGATAATGTTCACTGAAACCCGAGTTGATGAAAATGACACAGGTATTATCTTGGTTTTGAGAGGTGGGGGAAAAGGCTTCCGTATCCCTTGGGATGAGGTAGAAGATTTGCATTATGATATTGAACATCTGTTGATGGAAAGAGCGGATAGGAAGAAAACTAACGAGCTTATGGAAAGGGGTTAGTATGGCACGTCGCGTAAAGCAGTACCCTGTAGGTACTACGTTTGAAAAGGAATATAAGGGCGAGAAGGTAAAGGTGGTTGCTACTAAGAACGGTTATCGGTACGCAGGTAAGGTTTATGATTCTCTGCAAGAGGCTGTAAGTAAGATCACAAAGGGTAAGAAGTATCCTGCATCTGTGTTCTTCGGTATCAAGAGTACACGGAAGGCAAAGTCTAATGGGACCGAGTTGGATCAAGGTTCAGAGGTCGGTGCAGCTTTGGATTTGAACACGCTGATCCAGAATGAGATTAGGGATCAGGTGAGGGAAAAAGTAGCAGAGCTTTTTCGCAGCTAATCCAGAAGCATATGGGTATGTAAGTAAACAACAGATAGAAAGGATGCTTATGCCGAAAGGGAAGAAGCGCGTTGACGATCTTGAAGATGAGTTGGAAAATGAAGAGGAAGCCGAAGAAGAGGAAGAAGGTACCGAGGAAGAAACTGAAGAAGATGCTGACGAAGAAACAGATGGAGAAGAGGAAGCTGAGGATGGCGAAGAGGATGAAGATGAGAAGCCTGCTAAAAGAAAGGCTGGCCGTCCAAAGGGCAGCGGGGCAGGTAAAGATACACGGCAGGATACAATAAAGAAGGGTAAGCTGATCGGAGTTGTATTGCGTGGCGGAATCCCGAAGCGTGTACAAATTATCAAGGTGATGGGGCGTAATGTTAAAGCAACGAAGGTAGGAGAGAAGGATGTTACCAAGTCACTACGCATCCCAATCTCTGATGTGTTTGAATATGAAGAAGCAATCTATGAGAAGATGCAGCTACGTGCAGAGAAGATTCAACGTCTGATTGATGCAAACATCTCGGATGCAACGAATAGGTTGCGACCTATAGCAGCACCACGTACTTCAGTACGTACAGGCGATCCGATGCAGGATTGGTAAAATGAGTAGGCTAGAAATTTTCTTTGCGATTTTAGGTGTATGGGCAGGCTTCCTATTGTTTGCAACGGTGCATTTCGTCTTAAAGTATTGGTAAACGGTTTGGGATAACTTGGAATGGGCCTAGCAATGCTAGGACTTCTAAGCCAAAGGATACCGGGCTAGAACGGGTCCGCCGTGGATGCATACACGGTCCCATATACTTGTGAAGCAGGGACAGGGTAGATACAAAATGGGGCGTCCATCGTCTACCTTGGTAGTCAAACCCGAGCTACCTAACCTGCTTCTTTTCTTTTTTCTACTTGGGAGAACTAATGTCTGATAAAGAGAAGGTTGCTGAGGACGGTGATCCTACCTACGTTTTTGGTGTATCTCTGAAAGCTATGCCCGATGGACAGGGAATCAAATTCGATCCCATAATTGGAAGAGAGTTTGCTAGGAAAGCTACAATCAACGATATCATGGGAGCGTGTAGCGCAATTGGTGGACACATCCAACAGCAGATACTTGCAGGTATGATCGTTCAAGGACTAGAGAAAATTCTACCTGAGATGATTGCTAATCAAATAGAGAATATGGCATTGTTCAATAAAGTGAAAAGGAAGGTTCACTAATGCCACAACAACCGGAGAAGCGGAAGCATTCTAATCCACCGATTGTCCATGCTGAATTTGAATCCCTCACCAATAACCTCAGAACATTCCGTGTACGTGTGATCCAATATAAACACGATCAGATAGGTTTATCTGTACCGATGCTGGATATACGTCAGTTCTTTAAGGATAAGAAGAACGAAGATGGTAGTACCTGGACGGGCTGGAGTCCTAACGGTATCTCTCTTAATAGAAGTGATCTTGAGAAATTGTTTGAGATCATACCTGACGCTTTGAAGGAGATAGAAAAAGTTACGGAGGAATAGTGGGAGCAACCTTCCGATGTGGGCACCCTAAGACGCCGGAAAATACCTATGGCCCTTATAAATATGTAAGTAAAAGATTAGGTAAAGAACACATACATGATTACTGTCGCCAATGTAGTAATGAAAGAAATAAGCAAAGATATCTAAATCCAGAAATACGAAAGAAGATGATAGACAATAGTTTAAAGCATTACTATGGTAATAAAGTAGCTTGGTGCATGTATGTTCAACTTCGTAAATTAATGAAGAAGGATGGATGTCTATAATGCCCTTCTTAGATTACTCTCAGATCAATTATCCAATTGACACACAAGACCCGAATGAAATACGTATCAACTGTATCTATTGCAATGATGAAAGCTACCATCTATATGTAAACACAAAGAAGAAAGTGTTCCATTGTTTCAAGTGTGGTGTAGGTGGTAAGACGAATATCAATTCTGAGAATGTGAATCAACTATTCCTTAATGAAGGAGTTGAAGGTGAAGTTCTTCAGCCTGTACCCCTCAAGTTACCGGAAGCCATCCGAGGGAAGTTCACCCAACGAGCAATTGAATATCTCTATCGAAGAGGCATACGTGAATCAGATACGGAGCGGCATGGAATCTATTGTTGCTCCATCCGCTCTATATATTTTGGTCGTCTCATCATTGCAAGCGGCATTAAAGGAAATTTCTGCTCTTACTTTGTGGCTAGAGCGTACACAGGAATTTACTTCCCAAAGTATCTCAATCCCCCCGGAGGTAAGAGAACTGCTTTTATCTCTCCTCAAGAACCAGACAGATACCACGCACAACATTGGTCCGAGCATGAATTGATGTTGGTAGAAGGACCATTTGATTTTCTGAAAGCAAGCAGGCATGGTCCCACAATAGCCTTACTTGGTAAGGAATTGATGGCACCTATCGCAAGGCAGATCGTATCTAATTACACCAAGGTGTACATCATGCTGGATCATGGTATCAAAGAGCATTGGGCTTCAATCAAGATACAGGATATGTTAAAAGTCCACGTAGAAACTCAAGCACTTCAATGTCCTAAGAACGATCCAGGTGAAATGAATGAAGGAGACTTTGAAGAACTCTTCAGCTAAAGCCCTAATAAGAATAGGTAACTCAGGATGTAGAGAATGTCCCTTATATGAGCACGTACACCATGTCTGTCTTATGGGCAAAGGGAATCCTAATGCTGAACTGATGCTGGTAGGAGAGGCACCGGGAGAGACAGAGGATCAGTTAGGTGAACCATTTGTAGGTAGAGCGGGTACAGTCCTTAATGAACTTCTCGAAGAGTTTAAGATTAAGCGAGAAGATATCTACATCACGAATGCAGTTAAATGTCGTCCACCTAATAATCGTACTCCCCATGTTGGGGAGATGCGAGCGTGCAGACACTACCTATTGGACGAAATCAAAACGATACAGCCTAAAGTTATTTTAGCATTAGGCGGCTTGGCAATGAAGTCCTTGCTGAATGAAACAAAGTTTGCAATAGCTGCTAACAGAGGGATGATAAACCATGCCTTGGACTCTGACATTAATGAGATTCCTGTTTTTGTTACTTATCATCCTGCCGCTATACTTCGTGACGAGAGATATCTTGAACCATGTGTTGCCGATTTTGAAAGGGTGAAAGGGTACCTAGAACATGGTGCAAAGCCTAAAGCAGAAACCAAATATTACAAAGGAACCGCATCTCCGCGTCATCATATTGTTTTCGATTTGGAAACTAGTGGACTCAATATGTTTGATCCTACGCGGCGTATCTTGTGTGTTGGAACTTCCGTCCATGCTACTACGGGTTATTGCACTAATAATCTCGAAGCTATTCGTGGCATACTTGAAGATGCTAGTTGCACGAAGATTGCACACAATCTCAAGTTCGATTACAAGTTCCTTAGAACAAGAGGTTACAAAATAAATGGGCCAGTATATTGTACAATGGTGGGACAGCATCTACTGGATGAAAACTGTGTGTCCTTCGGACTTAAAGAGCTTGCCGCTGTACATACCGACATGGCCGGTTACGCTCACAGGATGGAGAAAACATTACGGCTCGTCAATAATGATGTAACTAAAGTACCAGAGAAGATTCTGCATTCCTACTGTGCTATGGATGTGGATGCATCACACAGGTTGTACGACATGCAGGTGCCTCAGCTAGAGGAGCAGGGCCTTTGGCCGTTGACAAAACTGACGATGGCAGGTATGAAGGTGATGGCCGAGGCTGAGATCGCTGGTGTGAGTTTAGATATGGAGAAGTTGAAGTATCTATCTCGAACTTACAGGAAGAAGATTGCATTTCTGTATAAAGAGATAGAAGAAAAGACTGGACTGGATAAGTTCAATCCTGATTCTGGTCAACAGCTAGGTAAGATTCTAACAGGTAAGTTCGGTTTGAAGATTATCAAAATGACTAAGACAGGCAGAGTATCAGTAGATAAACACACATTAGATTTGCTAGAGAGTCACGATAAGACAGGGTTTGTTACAACGATCAAACGGTTACGGAAATTGAAAGGGGATTACGCAAAGTACCTGCATCCTGAGCGCCCGGTCTATGACACGGATGGTTATGTCCATACGGATTATAGAATCAGCGGTACGGATACTGGAAGATACTCTTGTACAGACCCCAATCTTCAAGCAATGACAAAGGACTCTCCTATTAAGGAGATGTTTGTATCCCGGTTTAAGAAGGGCAAGCTAGTTCAATTAGATTATGACCAGGGGGAGTTAAGATTACTTGCTCAGTATTCTAATGATACTCGGTTAATGAGGGCATTCAATGAGGGTCAGGATATTCACAAAGCTACTGCGGCTGAGATATTTGGTATACCACTTGATAAAGTTACTGATGAACAAAGATTTGCGGCTAAGACTATTAACTTCGGGATTATATATGGAATGGGGGCAGATAAACTTGCACGCACAATCAATATCTCGGTGGTTCGAGCAGCCGGATATATACGGCAATACAAGAAACGATTAACAAGAGTGAACGATTACATAGAGCAGATGGGTAACACGATTTTGAAACACGGTGAAGTTAAAAGTTTGTTTGGAAGGAGACGACGAATACCTATCAGCTTAGATGAAACTGTACCGTTCCAGGATTTGGACTATGAAGAGAAAAAGAAGATTCTATCTGCTCAACGTAAAGCGGTTAATGCTCCCATCCAAGGAGGACTACATGATCTGAACATTCTCAGTGTTGTGGCCTTGAATAAGAAGTTACGAAGTGAAGGGGCTAGAAGTAAGATACTGTTGGTAGTACATGATTCCACCATCATAGATTGCCCCGAAGATGAATGGAAAGATGTGATCGAAATAGCCACGGAGATATATTGCAACCCGGATACTTCACGATTCAAGTTTACATTCAACGTACCCTTGACTGTGAGTGTAGGTTATGGGACTTCTTGGAAAGATGCATCGGAAAAAAGGGGAGGATAGTGTGAAGAACGTCGTTAAGAAGCACAATGTTGTACCAAAGACAAACATGGATGTAGTAAGGAAGATGAAGCATAAGTTGCGTAACATCGGTGGGGGAGATAACAAATGGTGGAAGCCCTCTGATGGTACCAATGTTGTCAGGATATTTCCCTCCAATGTACCTGCTCACGCAGGAATACCAGCAGGGGGATTTCTATTTCATTCCTGTCTCCATTACGGTTTCAAAGATGCCAATAGAAACAGGGCTTATCCATGCTTGGATCATATCGAGCAGCCGCCTTGCCCTGTCTGCCGTTTCATTTCAAAGTATGGCAATGAAACCGATCCAGATGTGCAAGGATTGATAAAGAGGATTAAACCATCAAGTCAGTTCCTTGTAAACATGATTGACCGTAATGCCAAAGTTCCCCGCATTCAAATCTGGAGCATGCCCCCCGGTGTTAGCAAAGACTTGATTAATCATATGAGTGACCCTGACTATGGAGACATTACCGATCCAGAAGAGGGACACGATCTTAAATTGGAGCGTGAGAATAACAAGGGTAGAATCAGCTATAGCATTACTCCCCGGCCTAAGCCTAGTGACTGTGGAGTGGAACATTGGCAAGATCAACTATTCAATCTCGCTAAAGAGGCATACATAGAAGTACCAACGTATGCTCAGTATGTTGAGATGATGAAGTCTCAGTTCTCTGACTATGGATTTGATTTTGATTTCCTATTCAAAACCAAAGTGGAGAAAAAGAAAATGAAACTGGTAGATAAGGAGAATGAGGAACTGTCCGAGGAAGAAGATGATGTAGATACAGAAGAGGAAGATGATGAGGATGAGGGCGATGATTAGAGCAGATATATCCGGTTCCCTTGTCAGAGTGTTAGGCTTAGACCCTAGCCCCCTATTCTTGAACTGGAACGAGGCTGAAGAATTGCAGGAAGAGTTAAAGAACATTCTTCTCCAGCGTACTTTTAAGGAGCAACATGAAAGTAAAGCCTCTGATTTATCAGCAGGCCATCCGTCTCAAACGACTGAGTGAGGGAAGAGTACATCACCCTAATGTATTCCATGCGTCTGAGGCAGGAGACTGTACACGAGAGATATACTTCCGTAAATTAAGACGGCCTTCTGAGCGTGGATATAAGAGCAAGGTGGATGAAGCTAGGATTGAGATGCTTCTGAATGATGGTAGAGCACATCAAGCAGCAGTAACATCCTATTTGCAGCAAGCACCGGGTATACACATAACAGATATTGAGAGAGATGGATTGCTGGTAGAAAGCCCTATCTTAATCACAGGACACCCGGATGCTGTGATGCATGATGTGAAAACTAAAGAGCGTGCTGTACTTGAGGTAAAAGGGTTAAGTACCTGGATACCTAAGTATTCCAGAGTACAGTGGGAGGATTATAATATTGACACGTTGAAAGCTAACTATCCTTCCGCTATACCTCAAGCTCGTGTCTACATGAAGATGTTCAATGCGTCTAGTGCCAATATTGTCATAAAGATTAAGGACAATTCAGAATTGTTTGAGTTTATAATTGAGCATGATGAGATAATCTATAAAAGAATTGTAGACAAGTTCTTGTCAGTATACAAGTCAATCACAAATGGTGAAGATAAAGGTGTATTCTGTGACTTTGCCAAGGATAGTAATAGAACTAAGTTTTGCAATTATCCTGGGGAGTGTGGGTACGGACGATGAACTATAATGAAGGTATCCAGAAATTACGTGATCTGCATATCAATACAGCAGAGGTAATCTGTTCCTTCCCAAAAGCAGATAGTAAAGAGAAGGCAGAACAGTACCATGCTGTAGTTCTAGCTACTTTAGATAGATTAAGCTGTCCTCTCGTTGTACGCACAGAAGGTAGAACGGGGGTGTGGCCAATATATCCAGAGGATTTTTACCCATTCATGCGACAGTTCTTGAATGAAGAATCTTATATCACTATCTTCAAAGCACCATCTTCAAGGATAGCATTACAAGGAATCTGTGTACCTTCCCCACACTACAATAGATTTCGTAGTGTATCCGATTTTGAATCACAGCCTCGGCAAGCAGTAACCGTTTGGGGGCAACCTTTAGATGAGTTCCCTTTTCCAGTAGGGATACGCAAACCTATTGCATTGGTAAATGAAATGCTCTCTCCACGTAGGATGGAACTAGATGGAGCAGAACTAGAGTTTACATATCATACAGTACCCGAGGGGGAACTACAGCATAATATTGTCTTTTGGGGGATCAAGTCTCCTGATTATAAGGAGTAAATGTGACAAGCGCAGGGGTACTGGAGATCAAAGTATTAGCTATTGTCCTTAAACGAAGGTTGTACTTACGATATAAGGATTTGATACGACCGGATTTCTTTAAGACATTAGAAACAAAGATGATCTTCAAAGCAATCTGTAAACTACATGAGAAGTTCCGTAGAAAGAAAGTGTTTGTCAAACAAGTGTGGATGTTAATTGAGAAACAGATAGATGAAGATGATGTACTCCTGTTCCGTAAACTTCTAGTGAAGATTAAGAATGAGAAGATAGATGATGAGGATATTGTAGAGTTTACGTTGACCAAGTTTGCACAAGAGAGTATGCTAAAGAACTCTGTTTCTACGGTATTGCAACAACTTGATTCTGGTAATGATATCAATTTGAATCAATTGAAAACAGATGTAGATAAGATCGTATCTTTGAATGGCTCTCCTAAAAATGCAATATATGAATACTATGCGGAACATAAGGAGAGAACTGAAGCACGCACAGAACCGGTACGTTTCCCTACTGGAATCTCTATAGAGCTAGATCGTGCGCTACACGGTGGTGTTGCAGAAGGTGAGCTAGGCTTCATCCTGGCCCCTCCAGGAAGGGGCAAGACGCTTGCTCTGGTTAACATAGGGGCTACAGCCCTCAAGCAAGGGAAGCGTGTCCTGCATGTCACGCTGGAGATCAAGGCAAGGTCCGTAGCCAAGAGGTATGATTGCTGCCTAACACAGTCTCGATACGACGATCTGTTAGAACAACCGAAGAGATTAGAGAAACGCTTGGATAAAATAAGGATGCTTGGAGGAGAGCTTAATATCCAAGATTATTCTTATTCGCATTGTAGCATCTCTGAACTTCATGCTTTAATTGAACGAGTTCGAGATATCAATAAGATGCCTAATGTACTGATTATTGATTATGCAGACTTGATGGTACCTCCACAGAATTACAAGGATTCTCGACATGAGGTTACAAAGATATTTGAGGAGTTACGTATTTTAGCGGGGCATCATCGAATCCCTGTATGGACAGCAAGCCAAGCAAACCGTGCATCTCTCGCACGGAGAATTATTGGGTTAGAAAGTATAGCAGAAGCATTCGCTAAAGCTAATATAGCTGATCTTGTCTTAGCTCTCTGTCAAACAGAAGATGAAAAGGAAGAAAAGGACATGCGAATATTCGTGGCTAAGTCCAGGATGGGTTCAACAAACCCAATCATACCTGTTATGTGTGATCCAGATCGTATGATCTTGAAGGCTCGTCGAAAGTGGGACTCGTCTAATGAGACGAAAACAAGAAGTACGGCTATTTCCAAAATTCGACAACGAATTAAATAACTGGATTTATTCTACACCAACCAAGAAAGATATAGTTTATGCAGCGGGATTTTTTGATGGGGAAGGTTGTGTCTTAGTTAGGCGGGGGAGGGACGGTGAGGAAAATACTGTCAGTCGATCCAGGGTTAACGCAATCAGGAGTGGCCTTAATAAGCGGAAAGGAAAACCAATTCCTGGTTCTTAAATCCTGCCTTCCTAAGTCAGCCTATAAAGATTGGGTGAATGTCTCTCAGGATATTGTTCAGTATACCTTACGTTGGTTTGTGGAACTGACTCAGACTATAGATGAAGAAGAGATATTGGATGTAGCTATAGAAGAACCGTTCTCAACACCTATGCGAGCAGGTTCCGTTGCGAAGCAGAATAGGTTGTTTGGAGCATTGGTAAATGGGTTATGCAACAACAGACAGATTGGGGATATATATTCTGTCCATCCACGCTCTATGAAGAAGATATTTACAGGTAATGGTAATGCAGAGAAACCAAGGATTGTGAAGAGAGCGATACTTTATTATGATGTAAGATTGTGGCCTGCATCGAAGGCAGACAAGGAGGCGTTAGCGGATGCGATAGGTATTGGATACTCTCTGTGGAAACATCGGAAGTTCAAAAGGAATGGGGTTAACATGATAAGGAAGTCCCTATGCACCTGAGGACTATATTGTTTTGGGCGTTAGTAGGTATTATGCTGTGGTGTATTTTAGTCATAGGATGTTTGAAATTTATCTATGGAGAAACTTAATATGACTGAGCCCGAATTGAAGCCCCGCCCACTGGAAGAATTTGCGGGCGCAAACGAACACGAGCGGTGGATTAACTGGTATCTGACG